TGGTACCCACACGGCCCGTGAGGGGGCCGCTGTCTCTTGGGGTGAAAGGGATCGAACCGAGACAAAACTGCCGTGTAATGGCAGAAAACTCACCAGAGTTTATTACTATTGTACCACCGCATTCCTAAACGCGGAAATGTCAATTTTGACGAAAATGGCCTTGAATCCTCCAGCGTGGTCCAATGATCTTGTTCGCAGGATTGGTGCGAAAGGTCATGAGGTCGATAGAGAGCAACATGTAGCCAGGTGAGAGCAGCGTGCGCATGGCAGCGCAAATCGTGTCGTAGTCAGTGGTAGTGTCGGCGGTGGGAGCGATACCAAGACTGAAAACGAGCTCGTGCTTGAAGTGAATGGCGGCGACGCCAGAAACTGCGCAGCCAGCGAGAGGTCCGTCAAGATTGACGAACGCCGCAACGGCCGCGATGTGGAACGCCTCAAGAAGAGGTGTGGCGTTACCCGCGTAGAAGCCGGGCACCATGGAGAGGGAACAAGACATGTTAGCAGCGTCAATCGTTTCGATCAACGTTACCTGCCAGGGCGTAGCAGTTGACCTCGCAACCGCAAGCGCGTCCGGTAAGGACGCACTGGCGCTGCTCAGCGGAGCAGCCTTCGGATTTTCTCAACGAGTTCTTCCTGTTCGGGAAACGACTCTTCACTAGACCAGCAACTATCGGCGCGAGAGCGACGTCCTCGGTAGCTAGTCGACGGGGCCGACTCGGCTGCCAGTCCTGAAATCGCGACTGAACCACAGGTGTGGGGGGCACGTACAGTGGAACGACAGCAGGGGCAGATCGGGTAGTTGCGGTCGACGCAGTAGTCTGCGTGATTGGTTCGGCAGCCGATGGCGTGGCGCAAGATGGGGTTGCCGATGGTAACGAGGCAGCGCTTGCACTGGGCGCGATCGTCGGTGGAGCTACCGAGCGAAGGCTGAAGGATGAGCGGGCCCTGACACATGGGGCAGTCAACGTAGGCGCGATCGCGCCTTCTCTTTTCTCCGGACATCTAGGCGGTGAGGATCTGCCTCGCGACGCGGTCTTTCTCGCGCTCGTCACGCCGGTGTTCTTTGCTGTGGCGCCAACAGAGGGCGATGCGCCAGACGAGGTAGGCGGCGAGGAGGAGGATGGCAAGGACGAAGATGATGTGCACGGGGTCGCCGGTGTCAATGAATCCGAACAATTGTTGGCTGCAGGTACAACCCATGTAGATGCCAGCGGCGCACTCCCAGTCGCAACGTGGTTCAAGGTCGTGGCAGAAACACCAGGACTCGGTAACAGTGTGGAACGGGGCGTTGTCACACATTGGTTCTGCGGAACGTTACCTGCCGTCGGAGCGCTCAAAGATCTTGGCTCGAAAACGCTCTCACGAATGGAGGCAGGGTGCGGGTAAGCGGTAGCGTAGGCGTCAGGCGCTTGCACGTGCGCACGGACGACGGTCAGCGACTCGTAGGGAAAGTCGCCGTAAGCGAATCTGCGAACAGCGTCCATGACGTAAGCAATAGAAGCGACGTCAATGGCGTAGTAAGCGGCAGCCATGTACATGATACGCTGGCTGTTGGCAGCGTCAGCCCAGCTCGAGACAAGGTCGGCAACAGCGTCGACGTATTTGCCGTATAAGGTGTGAGTGGAGTAACACCTCCCGAAGACTTTAAGCGCGACGCGTACGGGGTCGGGCACAACCTGCTCGGCGGAGACGAGTAGCCCGATGTAAGGGACGACGACCTCGGTCTCCACTTTAAGGTGGGCTTTGGCGTAATGCTCACCCATATGCAAGCGCGCAGGCGTGAAGGTAAGCGGACCGGAACCGACGAGCAACGAGTCGTCGCCTTTAAACGCCGCAAATTTCACGCCACGGAACAGCGTGAGCATGACGCCTGCGGAAAACGTGGTGTTGCGCGTGAGCGTCCAGACAGCACCGGAATCGAGGAGGCCGTCAACCTCGACTGAGCCGATACCTTTTGCTCGGAGGGTGCGTTTGCCGCACCTTTGCCTGAAGAGGGTGACAGCAGCTGCAGGTGTGCCGACACGAGCGAGAAGTTCCGCAAAGAAAATCTCACTGACGTTGTTGTGCGCGGTGTCGAATTCAGTCCAGTCGGCTGAGGTGAAACTGGCGTTCGGGACTTTGTTGACAGCGGCTTCTAGCAGCATCGCCTCTTCTTCGTCAGGCAGTCCGTTGCTGTAACGAACAGTAGTACTGCCAGTGCGCAACACCTCGTCAAGGATACGCACCCAAACCGCGAGGACGAAGTTGAGGGACTTGCTGTGCGCGGCAATGCCCTGGCCTACTTTACCGGAGTTCATTGGTTTCGTGGAGACTTTCTGCTGCGTCTTCATAAGGAAGTCAACGTCACGAATGTGAGGGTCGTCGGGGTCGGTAAGGTCTTCAAGCGTACCGCCGCGCTGCGTGAAACGGGCCAATGTGTCAACGACCGCGCGTTCGCGGGCGTCGGCAGTGACGTCCCAACACCAATGTTTGTCCATACTTGCCATCATGCGCTTTGCGTCAGAGGCGGCCTCGTGGGGGTTGAGTGACTTGGCTCGCTTAGTGTACCTAGCAAGTAGAGTTTGCAGAGCCTGATGTTTGTTCGAGGCGTTCGTGACCTTAACCCACTGTACACCCTCCTGGAACGCCCTGAACGGCTTCGGGGCGTGGTCGGGCTCCGCAATTTCGAGGTTGATTTTGGCACGGCCGCCAAAACACTCATAACCCGTGCGTGCGAGCGCGACGCACCCGCATTCAGGTTGGTCGCCGAAAGCGCTACGGAGGATAGAGATGGCACCGGCGGGGACGGCACGTTGAGGTGGGATGGGTGCAGAAGGTTCCGCACGGTGGACTTCAACGTTGGGTTTAATGGCAGTCATCTCAAGCGGCATCTCCTGGTCCATAAGGAGCTCAACTTTCGGGGAATGTGCTAACTTTCTCTCAATATCACCTGTGTGGTCACGGATGTAAAGATGGTTTGTGTGACGGGTGATGCCAACGAGCAAATGTTTGTCGGCAGCAATCAGCTGCTGCTCGGGCGCAGTGCCGTTGTAGTGTAGTATTACACTGGCAAACGTCTTACCTTGCACCTCGGCGACGGTTGCAGCGCCTTCAGAAGCACAGCGCGATTTCTCCTCCTGCGTAAAGCAAAGTGTGACGGCACCTGAGTTGACGTAACTCGCAGGCACGTACTCTATAGAGTGCGTGTTGGAGGACGTTGTGGTGACGCCAGGGTAAAGGCGCTGGTAGAAGGCAGACGACACGACGTCAGCGGGAGAACGGTGCGTCTTGTCGTAACGGTGAATGACACATTCTTTTAGAATGTCCTTGACGGTGGGCGTGCCGGGCATAAGGCCTTCAAAGTCGATAAAGCCGATCTGATTCTCGTCGCCCACGAGTACGATCTTTGATTCCGGCGAAATTGCTGCAACTATCGAGACGTAAACAAGCGGTAGCATGAAACATTCGTCAATTACGACGAGTTCATATGGTCGTGACGCGGCCGTAGCACGTCTTAACATCGAGAGCGCGTTATGTTGCGTGGCAGCGTCAGACGGAGGCTTGATGGACTTCTCCATCTCGGAACGCAGCTCCGACGTAGGGGCGATGAAAAGCATACGAGTGCTAACAGCCTCGACGGCGGCGAGGAGCTTACGTGTCTTGCCACTGCCGGGTGGGCCAGTATAAAGCTCGAGCCCCTTGACGGGCTTGAGGACAAGGCCCTCGGTCTCCTTGAGGGCATTCTCGAGCGTGATCTTCAAATATTTAATGTCAGTGCGGGCAACACCAGCAGAGAGGCACGCACGGTAGTCTGGAAGCGCCGCAGAAGCGGCAGCCCACACGCCAGCGTCCTGTGTGGTTTCGGGCTCAAGTGGAGGCACTGACGGCTCGGGCACCCGGTAAATGCCGGCTTCTCGCAGGACGGCAAGCGCCTCCTTGTCGTGGTAGACTCGCGCGGGGGGCACACGAGCAGGCAGCCAGCCAACTTCTTCAGGTGTGAGTTGAACGTCGCAAATGATGTCGGTTAACGACATAACACGGTACTTCTCAGTGACGTCGGCCGAAAACACACGTGACCTACCCCTTATCCCACAGCATGAAGCGAGCGCGTTACGAAAGCTTTCCCAGAAACTGGTGTTACTGAAAATGTCGTCTTTCGCAGCCTTGACTGCAAATTTGATCCGCTCGCGTTCGACGAGGTGAATAACGTAAACGGAAGCGACGACGCGGACAAGGTCAGACGGTGTGATGTGCCACGAACTCTCGGCGACCTCAGTCGCAACAATAATGGCACGCAGGCGAGCACGGGCGAAAGACATCAGTACGGTAAAGTCGGCGAGCTCCTTTTCAGGGCGCGTCTGCATAAAATTGAGCAGCATGTTGACCTTGTGCTGAGAAGTTAAGATAGTCTTGCGCTCTGTGCCACTATCATCTGCGGCGGCGAAAATGTTCGGTACGCGGCACAGGCCCTGCGACGTACGGGGAACCACCGCGAAGATCCGGTCGCCACCGTCTGCGCGCGTGATACGCAGCTCAACGGACGAGCCGTGACGACGCTGCACTTCAATGTGTAGCGAAAACCCAAACGGCGTCGGGTAGTTGCGAACAAGTAGGTAAGCGAGCCATGTATGGTAGTCATGGCAATAAGCGTCGGCCCAGTCGTCGTTACCGGAGAAGATGACACATCTGCGCGAGTAAGAACCGCGACCCACGAGTCGCTCTATGCGACGTCGCTGTGATTCCGGGAGGAATTGGAGTTTTGGTGCGCGTGCACGCACGTCGCCTAAGGTGTACTCGACGTCGCGGAGGCGGAAATCGTCGTCGACGACCTTGAATCGGTAACCAAGCTCATCATTGACAACCTCGTCCATGTAGAGAAGCTCTTCCGGGATGTGCATGAAAGCTTTAACCATGTGGAGCCCGTGGTTGTTGAAGGCATTGGCGAGTTCCTCAAGCTCTACGTCGTAGAGCGAGTGATTTGAAATTCCAAGCTGTGCTTGGAATGCGCAGGCACCGACGCCGTCAACGCAAAACGTCTCCGAGGGGATACCAGCGGCAAGCAGCGTGGCGTCTGCTTGGAACTGGGGGGAGACGCCGCGGACGAATGAGGAGTGCAAAGCGGCTATGTGGCGGGCCTGGTCTCTCGTCCCTGTCTTCGTGCACCCGTGATAACGCAGGTGCGAAAGCCTCGCGGCACTGTGGAGAGAGGGACCAATCTCCAAGATGGAAGCTTGCCGCGTGGCGAACCCGTGTAAGGCGGCCTCGGCGACACGCTGGTGGCCTGCCAAAACGGGGTGCTGAGTGGGGATACCGACACCCCCTTTAAAACGCAACGGATAGTACAATCGCTGTAGAGTTTCATAAGCCTTAAGAGGCGGTGCAAAGTCCAGCTTGAATGCACTCCGTTGCAAAACGTTAGCGTAGGCTGCATCAGCCGCCTGATAGGCGCGCTGTGTTTCAGCAACCTTCGCATACATAGTACCCTAGTTTCCGTTCTTAAACTCGGAGACAGG